TGTTCAGCTGAAGATCGCGGGGAAACTGTCCACCTGAGCGCGCCACTAGTGTCGGTGGTGGTCCCCGCTTTCAACGCTTCACCATACATCGAACGTACACTTCGATCCGCAGTGCAACAGACATATGCGAATCTCGAGATCATCGTTGTCAATGACGGCTCTACGGACGATACGGCGAGATTGGTCGAGAAAATGGCCGCGGTGGATCCTCGAATTCGCCTCCTGTCCACGTCAAATCGAGGCGTCGCGGCGGCGAGAAATACCGGCATCGAAGCATCATCAGGCCTATATGTGGCGTTTCTCGACGCGGACGATCTCTGGCACCGGACGAAAATCGAGAAGCAGGTAAATGCGCTCCACAGGTTATCCCAGGATTGGGCCGCTGTTTATGTGTTGCACCATATAATCAATCGAGACGATGAGATCGTTTGCTCCTACGGCTCCCATGTTGCGAGAGGGTATATCTACGCCCGGCATCTCACCTTCAAATACGTTGCCAATGGAAGCGCGCTTCTTGTTCGTCGCGAAGTTGCGCTCGAAATTGGCGGATTTGATTCCTCATATGCATCAGCAGGAATTGGCGGCTGCGAAGACCTCGATTTCGAACTTAGGCTGGCCGCGCGCCATCTTATCGAAGTTATCCCGGAACGCCTGGTTGGCTACCGTCAGTACCCTGGCAACATGTCATCAAATCACCTGCAGATGGGTAAGGGCGCCCTGGAAGTTGTCAGGCGTTCGCTCGCCGCAAATCCTCATCTGCCCCACTACGCTGCCCGAAGTGCGATGAACGCCACTCGGAAGTATGCCTACTGGCAATTCCGACGAGCCAAGAGTTCAGGTTTGTCAGTCATGGTTCTCTGGTCGATGTTGCGAACCGAACCCTTTTTCGTAGTTCAGCGTATCCTCAAAAAGGGGCTGCGCTGGCTACAACTGGAGTCTGGATCCGCGACGATAACGGGAAGCGATCAATATTCAGATCCACCGGTTAGGTCGAAATTCGACCTGCAGATCATTCCGCAGGTTGAGCCCCCTGACGAGAGCCGGCGATCAAGACGCAACCTGGTTCGGCTTGCAGCGGTGGATGCCAAGCTAAATTTATTTCCCGAGCCTTGAGCAAAAGGGTTGCTAGGCAGCGGGGGGACGACGGGCAATGCCTTGTTTTGGTCGATATTGATTGAGATTCATTGAGCCACTTATCGAACGTCGATCCCATACGAGACCAGCGCATGTGTCGTCGCGTCTACATAAGTCAGTCTTTTGACGAACTCGCGGAAAGTTTCAGCTTTGCTGAGCGGGATAAGGTCGATGACCTCGGTGATCGCCTCCCTCGTTACAATGGCGCTCCGGCCGAAGTTTACCACATCATCATCCAAGATGGATCGAGCCCAGCTTTCGCTATCGCCCGCTGGGGCTTCATGCCGACGTGGATGGACCCACGCCGACAAGCGCCGGCAATCGTACGCGTCGACACGATAGCCACTCATCACATGTTCCGGGAAGCTTACCGGTCGCGCCGCTGTCTGGTACCGGTCAGTGGCTTTATTGACTGGAGCGAGAGCAGCCAGCCGCACGCTGTCGCTTTGAAGGACCGGTCAACATTCGCCCTAGCAGGCATCTGGGAAGTCTGGCGCCATCCGGTCGGCATCGATATCCGTACCTTCGCCATCGCAACCTGTGCACCGAACGGCATGATCTCGACAATCCACAATCGCATGCCGGTCGTGCTTCGTCCCGAGGATTATGAGCGATGGCTGTCCGCAGACCCCGACCCACGCGACCTGCTGAAGCCGTTCGATGCCGAAGCGATGACGATGTGGCCGATTGCGCGCCGCATAAGCAATGTCAGAAACGGTGGACCTGAGGTCTTAAGTCGAGTTGATGTCGATGGAGAACAGGGTCCGCAGCGCCAGTCATCAGGGAGGTTTTGACTGGAGTTAAGCAACAATTGCTAAAACCTCCCTGATGTTCCTTTCAACAAGGACGAAGAAAACTTAAGCCGCATCACGCCCACCGAAAAGCCGGACCTAGGTCTGACTGGCCGCCACAAGGCGCAGTAGGATTAGCAAATACAGGTAAATTGACGATTTTCCGGACTGTGCCACTCTTATAACCGGCCGCTCCCTCGCTGCGGCAGAATAGCTGATAGGGCTGGTATCAGCTTATACAAAATGCCCCGTCCTGGCGGGGCATTTTGCTGTCCGGACCGTCGGTGGGAGGTGTCGCAAGGACGACCAAGCTCGGGCGCGAGGCGGCGGCATCGCACGGTGTTACTTCCTGTGCTATTCCTCACGACTTTCAGAACCATTGCAGCCCTAATGCGATCAGCAGTTGAATTAATAAGTTAAGGTGAATTGAACATTTTGAGAACTGTGTCATCCTTTTTTACGCCGCGTCCCCCTCGGTTCGCGGTGCCGATGTACGCTAAAACTCAATTGCCCCGCCCTCTGGTGGGGCTTCTTTTATTATCCTGAACCCTTGCACCAGCAATGATCAGTCACCGGCTGGTTGCCCAGTCAATCACCGCGGCGCCGAACTTTGTGACGATGAAGGTGATAGCCGACGCCCCTATCCCAACGATTGCGAGCGCCCCGATCCCCCGTTGCCTCCAGATTTTCACAGCGTCCGTCACCGGCTTCATATCCCTGACGTCGTCCTGAACCGCGGCGGAACTGAGCTCCACCTTGCTCACGCGGTCGACGATCTCGTCCATGCGGCGATGCATCGACGCCCGGCTCGCATCTGCCTTCTCTTCCGATCGACGCACACCTTCCAGGATAATGTCGACCTTCGCTGTCAGCATTCCGATTTCCCGGTGCATTGAACCTTCATCCGTTGGTGTCAATTCCCCTGCCCCTTCCCTGCCCCTCAATGCGTCAGTCGATGCGATGGTTTAACGCAAGCTGTAGCGCGTCTGCATGTCGCGTCCCCACGCGGCGCAGTCGTCAGCCTGCCGATCGCGATTATCCGCCGTCACTTCCCAGCGGTTCTGTATCCAGCGGAATTTCTCGCCGACCGTCGGCCTGACGCGGTCGACATGTGCCGTGCACGCAGCAGGAAGCGGCGGGAAGTCGACGGCCGCGGCCGTCCGGCCCTTTTCCTCGGCTGCCGAGCTCGCGCGCTCGTCGATCGTTTGGCAGCCTTTGGCGCTGATCAGGAGCAAAGCAAGCGGGATGAAGATCAGTGTTTTCCATCCCATTTCAGGTCCTCCTCGGTCCATCTGCCGCCGTCTGCGCCGGTATCGGCCGCGATGCGCGCCTCGAGCGCGGCCTCTGCCGCCGATTTCGCCCGCACGGCCGCCTCGGCGCGCTTCGACGCCTCGGTGGTCAACAGGTCGGCGATCAGGCGTCTCTTGCGCTCCTCGGCCAGCTGCGCGGCCAGGGCATCGTATTGGAAGGTCGAGACCGTTTTCTCCAGCCTTGCGTCGCATTGCGCCCGCTGCGTCGCGGTGGCGATCCTGACCTGGTCGGCGGAGTAGGAATGCGCCCTGCCCGTCGTCAGGTCGCCAATGATCGGAATGCTCGACAGGTAGGGAACACGCGAGGCGCCCGGCAGGCCCCAATCATAGACATAGAGGGCAAGGAAGGCGCAGCCGCCGATGCCGATCGTCCGCAGCAGAAAAGCGAGAATGCTCATAGACCTTCCCACTTCGATAGGAAGAGCCGATCCCAGAAGATGTAGACCAGCAGCCCGAGCACGGCGACGAACAGCACCAGCGTGATCAGCGGTATGCCGATCGCGTCCGAGATGTCGCGGCCGCTGCTGACGAGATTGGACACCTCGTAGGCCTGCGAAGAGAGGCCGGCGATCGAGACGCCGCCGCCGAGCAGGGCCGCCCTGCCGGTGTTGCTCGAGGCCACGCCCTTGCCGCCGATCTCCGACACCTCGCCCTCGCCCCAGATGGCGACGGCCTTGCGAAACCAGGAGCGCCGATCGGCCAGACCGTTATAGCCGCCGTTGATGCGCTTGGTGATTGCGCGAATGTCGTTCTTGTCGGCGTACCGGTTCAACCCGTTTCTGGTCCAGTACCAGATGGCCGAGCGCAGCGCCCAGGGCATCTGCGCCAGCTGTTCCGGCGACTTCTCGAAATCCGGGCAGCCGGGATAGTGTTGCTCGGCCCAGACCGTGAAGGCGCGATGATTGGCGCGCCCGGTCGTCTGGATCAGGCCGTGGCCCTTGAATTTCCGGCCGTCGCCCGGCTGCGTATTGCCGAGATCGTCCCGGCCCTCATAGGCCTGGCCGGAGGCATATTCCGTCATGGTCTGGAAGCCGTCACTCTCATGGGCGATCTGGGCCATGAAGTGGCAGATGCGCAGCGGCGTGTCGATGCCCGCTTCAGTGAGGTCGTCGGCGGCTGCCGAAATGCCAGCCAGGATCACCGGCTTGCCGCCCGGGGCAAACCGCTTCAGGTCGTCGATGTCCATTGGATTTTCTCGCGTTTGGAGATGGGAGAGAGATCAGGAGCGCGGGAAGGCTGCGGTCGGCACGGTGTAGCCGGAGTCCGATGCATAGCGGGCGACGCCCTTGGTGACGCGGATTTCGTCGAGCCAGCCGTTCAGGTCGAAATTGGTGAACGTTGGAACACGGCCGATACCGAAGGTACCCGTCCCGTTCTGTATGGTTTGGCTGAACGTGTTGCTGGCAACCATCGTGCCGTCACGATAAACGCGCACCTTGTTGCTGGCGTCACGGTCGACGGCCAGGTGATACCAGGTGCTGCCGGTCGGGGTCCAAGCAACAGTAGTATCTCTAAGCGTGCCCCCGGTGTCGCGGAAGCGGAACGTCAGGACCCCACTATTAAGGAAGAAGAACCAGGATAGCTCGGGATTGCTGCTACCCCACTGCCCCAGGAACGCCTCGTTGGTGCTGAAGCCTGTGTCAAACCGTACGAACAGCTCAATGGTAAATTGACCAGCACCAAAGTCCCAGTCGGCGCTATCCGTGCAGGTGACATAATCACCACCACCGTCGAGTAGCAGCGAAGCCGTACCGAACTTGAACTGAGCGGTATCAAGCTGTGCATTGCCAATAAATGACAGAGTGCGGCCGACACTGCTCTCGTCGATCGAGCTTGTCGCGCCGTCGGTGCCATTGAAGCCGCAGAGCAGTTTGACGCTGGAAAAGTGCGGGTCGGTGGCGCCATAGGTCAACGTCGCCGCATTGCCCGTCAGCGTGAAGCTCGCCTGCGACGCGGCCAGGACGAGGGCGCGCTTGAAGGCGTTGCTGACGCCCGTCAGCGCAAACGAGCCGGAGCCGGCCAGCAGCGTCAGGGTCTTGTTGAGCGCCGCCGCGTTGCCGGCGAGCGAGAAGCTGCCCGAGCTCGCCGCCAGCCGCAGCGCCCGCGACAGTGCCGCCGCATTGCCGGTCAGCGTGAACGCACCGGCGTCGGCATGGAGGTCCGGATGGCCCGTCGTCAGATCCGCGTCTTCACCCGCAAGCGCGAAGGCGCCGGCCGCAGCCTGCAGCTTCAGCGCCCGCACCAGGGCCGCGCTGAAGCCGGTCAGCGTGAACGTACCGGCGTCAGCCGTCAGCGTTGCCGGCGCAGACGAATGGTAACGATAGGAGTTGACGAGGAAGCTCATGAGCGATCAGGCCAGCTGCAGGACGCCGTTGGTGCCGTCGAAGTCGATCGTCAGGCTCTCGCCGTTCGCCAGCGTCAGGTCCGAGCCATAGTCATACCAGCCGATCAGCTCGTCGTTGGTCGCCGTGTCGTTGTAGATCACGACATAGCGGAAGGCGGCGACCGAGCCGCCGGAGGCCGACAGCACCAGGTCGGTAAGCACCAGCTTGTAGGTGCCGGACGACTGCGCCGACGAGCTCGTCGTGATGTTGCGCGACGACAGGTTCGTGTAGCTGATTTCCGTCAGGTTGGAGAGCTGGGTGTTCGTCGCCACCGGCGCATTGGCGGCGGCGCAGAGCGCGACCTTCAGCTGGTCCGCGCCGAGGTTGTGGACCTTCTCGGCGAGAGCTTCGACGAAGGAATTGAATTTGTTGAAAGACGCCATTGCTTCAGGTCTCCTATGTCCTGTTGCCGATCAGCACCACCTTGAGGCCCTTTGCCCCGGTGCCGGCCGTATCGATGTCGATGGTTATTTCCGCGTCGTCGGCGAGCGATGCATCCGAGATCACCGCCGGCGTCGCCGCCGTCGTCGAGGTCTTTTCGCTGGCGTCGATCGTCAGCTTGGTCGACAGGATCGATGCACCGCCCTCGTTGATGTCGACCGTGACGACGCCGGACGACGAGGCCGTGGTGAGCGATGCCCGCACCGCCGTCAGCGTCACGCCATCCGGCATGCGGAAGGTCGCCTTGGCGGTTCCGGTGGTGATGTCGGTCGTTTCGTCGGTCGCCGCGACAATCAGTTCGAAGGGTGCCGCGCTCGCGCCGCCTGATGGTTCCAGGTCGCCGAACAGATCCCAGGTGAGCGTGCCGACCTTCTTGGCGACGACGACCGCGCCCCTGCCGGCGGAAAACGCATTGTAGCCGGCCGGGATATTGAGCGTGCTGCTGCCGCCGGGATCGAAGGAGATCTGTTCGTCGCCCTCCTGGCGGAAATACAGCTCGGAATCCACCGGGAAGGCCGACGGCACGTCGCTGATCGTCACCTCGCAGCCGGAATCGTTGGTGCAGCGGAAATAGCAGCCGATCTGCGTCGGGTCGGGCGTCAGCGTCAGACCGGAGACAGCGGTGGTGATCGACGGCCGCGACAGCGACCGCGGCAGCGTGAACGGACCGAAGGTCGACGCATCCTCCATGACGATGGTGATCTGATCGCCAACCTGGGTGATGTCGGCGATCTGGTTGGGGCCCGGCGGATTGTCCTCGAGCTCGGCAACCCGGCCGTCGAGATCGTAGAAGTTCGCGTCGACTTCGGCCGGCGTCAGATTTGAGCCTTTGCCGGCGCCCCAGGCGCCGGCGGTGCGAAAGGTGATCATGCGTCAGGTGTCCTCTTCTTGCCGTTCCAGCAAGACCCAAAAACTAGGGAAGGTCGACGACGACAGCTCGTCCGGAATTATCTTCGTCGCGACTGCCTTATACGTCCGCGTTTTGTAGGTCAGCGTCATGCTCGACACGCTCAAGGTCGTGTTCAGATAGTAGTGAAGGTCACCGGCAGCGTTGGCGCCGTATTCGATCGACGGCAATGGCCCCTCGTCCACCAGCTTCCACTGCGGATCCTCCACCGCGACACAGTTATCCGAGTGCACGACGGAAGGAGCCGCGCTCTGGTCAAAGGAGAGCTCACCCAGAACCGGATGCACGGGAAGCGGAAGCATTACATCACCGTAACTGCCGCCGCTGACGCCGTTGAGGCCTTGAGGCGGATTGGCCGGTGGCACCCCGATTTGTCCCAGACCATCCGAGAAGCGCCCGCCCGCCGCCTTCTGGTTTGCCCTGGCCCAAGACAGGCCGGAGAGCGGGGGATAGGCGATGTCGGACAGTTCGGAGAGCTCGATGGCATTCCAGTCCGAGCTCGCGCCGGTGCGTGAGACCGACGGGTCGTTGATCGGATTGATTGCCGACCACTCATAGGCATGCGTCTCGGCAGAGGGTTGATCCGATCCGGAGAAGTCGTGCCAGGTATTGAGCCATTCCTCCTCAGAAAGAAACGGCATCTCCTCCGGAATGCCCGGCCCGGGGGTCCATGTTATGTCGGGAGAATTGATGACCAGGCTCAACCAGACGGCAATGTACTTCTCAGAGGGCCAGCCCACCTCGATGATCGTCCTGAAGGGATCGAGAATAACAGGATTGTCGACGGTTCCCGGCATCAGCCCTCCTCCGCCGCAGCGTTATTGAAAATGAACCGGATCCGTTTTCCCTCGGGCGTCTGGAAGGTGATCGTCTCGACCCGCTGCACGATCACATATTGGTCGCTGTCGTCGGGGTTCTCGACCCGGACATCGGATGTCGTGCGCGCCAGCTCCTGCCAGTCGATGACCGGTTCTTCCTTGTCGTCCTCGTCATTGCCCGGGAAGTCCGGCCAGTTGATGATCTGGATGACGGGCAGAAACTTGCGGCCCGTCAGCGCCGATACGAAATCGGACGCCTTGCCCCAGCGCACCTCGGCCTCGGCATCCTGGTCCTCGCTCGGATTGCGGGCGAGCAGCCGCGCCAGGAAGCGCTCGCCGTCGTCACCGCCGCCATTCTTGAAAATATTGCCGCTGCCAATTCCGAAGGAGGCCATCAGGCTGCTTCCAGATCGATGGTTTTGGGGAGAGCCAGATCGCTGACGGTGATGTCATAGACCGTTTCGAATGGCCCCTTGGAAATCGGCTTCAGCTTCAGATCGACCTCGGTGTAAGCCTCATCGAGCGCGGCTGCGACTTCCGAATAGGACGAGTGGAACGCGTTGATCAGCGCCCGCTGCTCCGTTTCGCCGTTGAACACCATAATCGAATCCAGCACCTGCGCTTGTGTCAGATGGTCGAAGTCGAGCCCGTCGTCATTGGGCGGAATATTGGAATAGTCGGACACCGTCACCTCGCCGGAAACGACCGAGGACGACGCTCCCTCGTAGCGCTGCCAGCCGGTCTCGACATAACCGTCCTCGACATAGGTCGGCGTTCCCGTTGCCGCCGAGACCGGATTGCCCTTCCCGACCGAGCAGCCGATGACGAAGGAGGCGAGCGCTTCGCCGCTGTCGCCGTCCATCTTCAGCGAGTAGGAAATGATCTTGCCGGTCGCCGAACCGCCCGGCAGCCGCTGATCCTCGATGCGGATCGCCTTGCGGCAGGAGAAGCCGGCGCCGTTCGCGAGCCGCGTCTCGCCCTTGATCTCGACCGATCGCGCCCGGGCGCGAAGCCTCGCCCGGCAGACGGCGACGAGATAATCGAGCGATTGCCGCCCGCGCGTCGTCGGAAAATAGGCGCGGCGCCGGCGCGAGCNTCGGCAGGGTCTCGCCCGGATCGACCGGTTCGCCGACGAGGTCCGAGGACAGCGTCACCGCGAGCGGCTCGGAATCATCGGGATCGATGATGAAGGCCTGCGCATCCGATGTCAGCGTGAAGCGCACCACTTCGCGGCGCGTCCGCGACACGTCGTAACGGGCCGACAGCGTCGGCAGCATCTTCCAGCATGGCCAGTTCGCCTTCTGCCCCCAGGATCCGTTGCCGGTGAAGATCTGCGTTTGGAAATCGTCCGGCAGCACGGAACCGTCGAGCCGCGTGATGGTGCTCTGGCCGAACGACCAGCCGCCGCCGATATTGGCGCCGGGGACCGGCCAGTCCTCCATCAGCCCCTGCCCGGTGAACGAGGAGATCACGCCGCCCGTCGACGTACCGGCCGCCGCGAAGGCGGCAAGCAGCGCCGGCTTCAGGTCGAAGCTTCCGGTGACTGCCTGGTCCCAGCCGATCGTCGCCTCGCAGGTGATTTTCGTCGCCGGCGGCGACCCGAAGGACAGTTCGATCGAATCGCGCAACACGTCCTCACCGAGATCGATCAGGCCATCTTCCGCCTCGAGGACGTCGGAGGCGGTCACCGCATGCGTCACCCGGTCGATATGCCAGAGCGCCGAGCGGCTTTCGAGCACCGCATCCGGATCGTCGGCGAGCTCGGGCGTGACCCAGACCGGATCCCAGTAGGGCGCGACCTTGAGGGCCGCGGCCGCGGTCGCCTTGCGATCGGCGAAATCGGACGGCCGGGCCGAGAAGGTCAGTCGCACGGCCCTGCCGATGATCTCCTCGGGCATGCCGACCAGCCGGCCGAAGAACAGCGGCTGGCCGCCTGATGTGTCGTCGAAATCGGCCGACAGCCAGGCCCATTGCTTGCGCGACGGATTGAGCAGCCCGATCTCGGGATTGCGGATATCGACGGTCAGCGCCGAAAATTCACCTTCGGCCTGCGACACTTCGAAGGCAAAGACCTGCTCGTCCTCGCGCAGGAACGCGGCATCGAAAGCGCTGTCCGCCTCGTCGACCCATGCGAAATAATAGGTGGCCAAGTCTCACACCTCTTCGAGCTCGAGGGTCCAGGAGACCTGCGCGCCGTATTCGTCCCGTTTGAGCTGCCAATCGGTGACCATCATCGTCAGCTGCGGCCGGTAATAGGTCATCGCCCCTTCGACCCGCGACGAACCGGATACGACCGAGCGATCCGGCGCACCGCCCGAGGTCGGATAACAAAGCTCGGCGATGCAATCGACGGTCACCACCTTGCCCGGCCAGATCCCGTTGACGGCGGGCGAAAGCTGGTCGCTCCCCGATATCGTCGAGGTGAATTTCCGTAGCTGCGTTTCCGAAAGATCGACCAGCGTGCCGTTGACGGTGCGACGCAACTGCCCGGCGCCATCGATCGGCTCCAGGCTCTGTTCGAGGCCGCGCGCTGAATAGGGCGCGACCCCGATGCCGGTGAGAACGAGGACGGTTTCGTTTGCCATGGCCCGTCACTTCCTCCAGCTCGGCGTTTTGCCGGCCTTGCGCAGGCCCTGCCGCCCCTGATGTTTCGCCAGCCGGTCGGCGACATCCTCGGGCGCGATCATCTGATAGGTCTGGCCGTCGAAGGTCAGGTTGATTGGCCGGCCGCCGCTTGCTGCCACCGGACCGCCGTCGGCAAAGGCCGGCACCAGCCGCGGCATGCTCATACCGCCAGTCAACGCCGAGACGGCGCCCCCGGCCGCGAACTTGAGCCGCTCGAAAAGATCGACCGGCAGCCGCCCGCTATTGAGCATTGCAAACAGCGCGGCGCCATATTTGCGCACCGCACGGGCCTGGATGACGAACTCTCCGACCGACAATCGCGCCGGTATGGAGTCACTCGTCGACGTGCCCGGACCTGAGACGCGGCCGCCGCTAGCAAAGCGCCCGACCAGGCCGCCCGTCGCCAAGCCGTCGCCGCCGGCATTGGAGGTCGCCGATCGCGCCCGGCTTGCCGCCGCCTCCGCCCGTGTCGCCAGCGATTCCAGCGAAGCCACCGCGCTCTGCAGCTGCGTCACCGCCGAATTCACCGCAGCGAGCATCGCGTCGAACTGCGAGCGCACCGCCGACGTCATCCGCTCGAGGATCTGCGGAATGCGCGTCGCCATGCTCTCGAACGGCGCGACGAGAGCATCGCCCAGCGCCGCGCCACCTTCGGCCACCGCCGCCTGCACCGTCTGCAGCGCCGTGGTGACGGCCGTCGGCACGGCGGTCAGAGCGGCCGCGATCCTGTCGCGCGCCTCTTCGAAGGGTTTGGCCAGCGTATCGGCAATGCCGCCCGCCGGCTGCGCCTGCTGTTGCGTCCCGTCGCCGCCCGTGCCGCCGGCGCCACCCGGGCCACCGGTACCCTGCTGGACCCCGCCCGAGATCGCACCTGATGCCGCCTGCGGCACCCGCGACACTTCGGCGATCACGCCGTCGGCCGCCGCCTTCGCCGCGGCAGGCACATCGGACAGCCCCTTCGTCATGACGTCGGCGACCGTCGGCTGCCCCTTCAGCTCGTCGGGCACGTGGATGATCAGGTTAGAGATATCGTCCTTGACCTTGCCGACGGTCTCGCCGGCCTTCGTCGCGCTTTCGCTAACGTCGTCGAGCGACTGCTTGCTTGCATCAGCCGCCTTCGCCACGCCATCGACGAGATCGAATGTCTGCTGCACCGGCTTGCCGCCATCTGACGAGTGGACGGTGATCGTCTTGCCGAGCGCGTCGACCTGTTTCTTGGTTTCGGCGACCTTTTGCGATGCCTCGCCGGACGCGGCAGCCATTTCCCTTTGTTCGGCGGTAAAGTTGCGCGCCTGAAATTCGGCATCACTCATCGTGCCCTGTAGCAGTTGAACCTCGTTCCCCTGCTTTCGAAACGTGGCGGTCAAATCCGCGACCGCCGTCACGCGCTTTTGAATGTCTTCGATATCCGGCCCAAATTCGGGATTAGCAGCGCCGAAGCGACCAAGCTCGGCATTCAGCTCCTCGACTGATTTCCTGCCCTGAATAAAGGCCTCAATCATCGGCCGGAGCGCGTCGCCAGCGGGAAGGCTCGCCAGCCATTGTTTAAGATCAGCCGTCGCCGCATCGAGCGCCGCCGTCGTTTGATTGAAGGCGTTGCGGGTTTCAATTAGCAGCCGATCGCGCACGTCCTGCGCCATCTTCGCGACTTGCAAACCGGCTTTGCGATAGGCCTCTTCGATCTTGCCGACGACTTCCTCGTGCCGCTGCATCGCCGCTGTTGCCGCATCGGTGCGCGACGCCCAAAGCGCCAGGCCGCCGGCGACGACAGACACGGCGGCAATCAAGGGATTTGCCTTAATCAGTTGCAGCCCTGCCCAAAGCAGCCGCACCGTGGAAACCATGAGACGCAAAGCGCCGGTCGCCTGGCCAACGGCGAGCGCTATCGCAATCATCGTGCCATCAATATTAAATCCGGTGATTGCCTTGATTGCGCCGGCGGCAAGGTCGAGCGCCTTTTTGAACGCGCCAAGCGCCGGAATGACGATGTCAGTGATCGCCGATTTCGCCGCCCGGCCGAAGTCGACGAACGCATCGCGCCAGGCGATAACCCAAGTCGCTTTCACAGCCTCATCGTTGCCGGCGAGCGCGTTGATTACGTCTTTGATGATCGGCAGCGCTTGACGTTGCAGGTCATTCGCAAAGCCGAGGATGGCGTCCCGGTTGTTTATGATGGCGTCGCGCAGCGCCTTCGCGCCTTCGGTGATCGCCGGCGCGAAAAGGAGGCCGATTTGATTTTTCAGGCCGCCCGTCGCCCGCTGCACTTCGGCCAGAGCATCGCCCATGGCGTCGCCGATATCAGCTTGCGCGGCGGTGAAGACGATTCCCAAATGTTCGGCCGTCTGACCCAACTCAATTAGGCCGTCTTTGCCCTCGTTAAGAAACGGGATAAGCGACGCGCCGGATTTGCCAAGAAGGCCGATCGCCGCCGCCGACTTTTTGGCGCCGTCCGGTATCTTCGAAAAGGCTTCAGCGAGATCTTGCACGATCTCCTCGGTCGGACGCAGTTTGCCTTTGGCGTCGGTGATTGACACACCGAGCGCGGAAAATTTCTCTTTTGCTTCCTTGCTGCCGCCGGCCGCCTCGCCAATCGCCTTATTCAGTTTCGACATCGCCGCGCCGAACGCGTCGGCCGCGACGTCGTTCTGTTCGGCAGCGAACGCCAGCCGCCCGTAAGCGTCGATCTGCAAGCCGGCCGATTGTGCCGCCTTGCCGGCAGCGTCGGCGGCATCGGCGCCGCTCTTCGCAACGGCGGCGATGCCACCAACGGCAGCGAGAGCGGCGGTGTTCAGGCCGGCGAAGACAAGCGCCAGCCGCTTGCCCGTCGTCGCCAGGTCGCCCGCGAAGGCGTCGAAACGCTTGCCGAAATTGATATCAACCTTTGACGCGGCGCTTTTGATCTGGTCGAAAGCCTTTTCGCCGGCCGCGCCGAGCGCCTTCAATTGCGCTTCGATCTCTTTGCCGCCGTCAAGCGTGATCCGCTGTTTGATTGTCTTGCGCGCCATAACTTTTGCCTACGTTGAAGAGAAAGAAGAAAGCGGAGCGATATTTTCGGTCCAGTGCCGCTGCCTGAGAGATGATCAAGCATATCTCGACACCAACGAGAATTGATTCAATAATGCACCTCTCTAAGGGGGAGGAACATTATGAGATTATCTTTGGCGTTGCTTTTGATCTTTAGTGTATATTGCCGATCGGCTGCAGCATATAATGAACGTCAAGAGGCAGTCATGACAGGCATCGTGGTCGTAATCGCTGGCGCTCAACTCTGCCAGAATAGCAGCGTGAATATCAAAGCTATCGCAGGCATCATGTTTCTGTCGGGGTTAGACAACGCTGAGGCTCAACAGGAGATTATGCGCAGAGCAACTGACGTCGTGCTATCAGCCAAACACCCTCCATCACAATTCGCATGCGACGTTATCCTGGATAGCTATGGTCCTAATGGGAAGACGGCGAAAAACCTGCTAATTCCCAAGTAAAGCCGTTCTTCTCAGTCGATATCCTTGTTGCCGAGCTTCTGCACGAACACCTCGCCTATCCGGTCAACGGCCCGATCGACGATTTCGTTGATCGAGAAGCGGTCACGCAGCCTGACGCTGTCGACGCCGACGAAGAGCGGCACCGCCCGGATGATCCCGGTCTTTGCCGCGCCCTTGCGCAACTTCGCCAGGGTGACGTTGCCGTGATCGCCGGACGCGGCCTGATTTTTCGACACGCTCATCTTGCCGAAGAGCAGCGGCTTGCCGCCGGCCCGACGTACCAGCTGCAGCGGCCCGATCGCCTGCATGAAGCGATCCGGCGTCATGCGGTTGCGGCCGACCTTCTTGGGCGTCGATTTGAGCGGCAGCCACAACAGCGGCTTGCCGCTGATCGTCGCCCCGCTTTCGAACACGTCGGCATAGGGGATCTTGTGATAGATCAGCGCCGCCGCATTCAGCGACACCTTGCCCTTCGGATAGACATCGGCCCGGAGTGCATTCTGCCACCGCTTCGAAAAGCCGGCAGAGGCGATATCCTGCCGCGCCGCTGTCTTGATCTGGTCGGCGATCTCCTGGATCGTCTCCTGCCCGGCTTCGGCAAGCGGCTGGTACTTTTCCCGCAGCGCCTGCTCGAATTCGCCCTTGACGGCCCGGTAAAGGAGTTTGAGCGTCATTCCTTCTGCAGGTCCTTCATCTGCTGTTTCACGTCCTGCGGCTTTCCGCGTGCCGCCGAGAAGCCGACAGCGAGATCCCGCGCCTGCTCCCGCTTCAGCCGGGTCGATGCGAAATTGAGGAACCCGGCAATCTGCCGCGGCGTGTACGACCAGACAGCGCTCGGCGGATGCCCCATGGCGATCAGCGCTTCGACGCCTTCGGCGATTTCGTACCCGGCGCCATATTTGATTGACCGCCGACGAGATTGAGCTGGCCCGTCAGCTTTTGGACGAAAGGGCCGAGGCCGCTCGGCATCGTCACCTTGAGGATGGCCTCGATCAGATCGGCTTGCGACTGAACGCCGAGACGCCTGGCGGCGTCTTCGTATTCCTTTTCTCCGAAGTGGCCGACGCCGGCGGCGATAACGGCGGCGACGGCATCGCCGCCGATTTCCAGCCAGCGTTCGATTTCGACGCCCCGGCTCGTCATGGCCATGCGGAATTCCGGGAATCGCGCCAGCAGATGCGCGATGCCATCGGCGGAGATACCGGGAACGGAGATATCAGTCCCGTTGATGGTGACGGTCTCGGTGACCGCCGCGATGTCAAGCAATCCCGCCATGCGGGCCTCTCCTTAATGTGTTTGGTTGATGGTCGGACGGCCGTCAGGCCGCAAGGCCAGGGGCCGTCGCGGCTCGTGCCGCGCCCCGTCCGGGGCGCGGTAAGCCGCGTGAGGACAGAATTAAGCCGCGTCGGTGAAGGTGATCAGGCCGAAGTCGGACGTGCCATCGGTGTATTCGGTCGCGAGGATGTCGCCGGTGATCTCGATCTGACCCCATTCGTCGGAAATCGGATTGAAGGAGCCGGACGGCCCGAACGACACGTTCGGCAGTTCGATATCCACCTTGTTGCCGACGTCATTGGTGCCGGTGAAGTCGATACGGCCGGTGATTTCGGACACGCTCATGATCCGGAACGACTTGGTGCCGTCGGTGGACGTGGAAACCTCGCCCATCAGCTGCATCGCCAGGTTTTCGGCCGTCACCTCATCGAGGACGATGCGGATCGTCGCGCCCTTTTCGGTCACGACAGTGCGGTCCTTCTTTTTCACGCCGGAGCGCGACGAGAAGTGGTCGAGCTTTTCGATCGTCGGCGTGATTTCGATCTCCGGCGCATTGCCGAGATCACGCTGGACGCCGCCGGTCGGCGTGAACTTGATGATGCCCTTGCCGATGAAATAGTTGAGCGGATTGGGAGAAGCAGGCATGTCGGTCTCCTTTCGAGAGCTTCAAAAACCGGTCTATGCCGGCATCAGATGGAACCGGGGCGAAGGACGTATCGGAACGAGAAGGAGAGCCCCACCTCCCCCATCATCGAGCGGCCGCGTGAGAGGCCGGACGCGGCCCCTTCGTAACGGCCACCCTCACGGTCCTTCGTGAGGGCGACGATCTCGGCATCGGCAGCGATGGCGTTGATGACACGGCTCCGAAACAGGTTGACATCCGTGCCGACCTGCACCGCCTTGTTGGCGACGACGACATAAATCTCCGGCGTCATCGTCATGATGCGCGGCGCGGTCGGCGGCCGCGACACCGGATCGTTGTCGGCTGCCGTCTCGTCGCCGTCGAGGATGACGGCAAGCGGCAAGGTGCTCTCGTTCTGGTCGAGTTCGTTGCGCTTGACCTTCCTGATGCCCTCGACGTCCCCGAGCACCGCGACAAGCCGCTGCAGGATCTGTTCGCGCGGGTCAGCCATCGACCGCCTCCAGCACCAGCACGATCTCGCCGTTTGCTTCGCCTATCGGAACCGGCTTCGGATAGTAGCTGGCAATCCGCCAGCTCTTGCCGTTGAAGGCGATGACCGCCTCGTCGAGCGCGTCGCGATCGACGCCCTTCTCGACAAGCTCGGCGGCGCGCAGCATCGCGCCGGGAATGATGGTGCCGATCTCGACATTCGGCCCGATCGGCAGGCCTGCGGTCTTGTCGATGACGACAAGGTCAGCCTGCGTTCCGGCGGTATCGGCGAGCGTCAGCACCGCCGCGGCACCGTAGATCGAATAGGCCGGATCAAAGAGCAGCGCTGCATAATCCATCAAATCGGTCCTTCACTCCTGACATCGCCCTGAAGGCGAAGCCGCTCCTCATCTCGTCGAGCGTGAACTGTTGCGCCATCAGCGAGGCCCACCAGGCGTTACGTTCCGGCATTTTCGGCGCCTCGATCTCGGCCAGATCCGTCGAGCAGACGGGTGCGGCCGGATTGCTCGGCTCGACGTTCGCGGGAACGCCGGCGACCACCGCATCGACCGCAACCTTGCTCGAATGCGTCACCACGACGAAGGCGCGGGCGAGATCGTGGGCAAGCGGCCGGATGCATCCCTTTTCCCGCAGCAGGATCGGCCGGTCCGTATGGGCGGCGATGCGCTCGGCGATCGTCCGGCACCAGGCTGCCATGTCGGCGCCGAGCATCCGGCCGTAATGCATGCCGGGCAGCGCCAGCAGCACATGATCGCCGCGCCTTTGCCGCCATTCTGCCATCCGGAACGGCAGCCTCGTCCGATCCGCGTCAGTGATGAAGGCCGGCGAAAGGCCGCGGAAGGTGATGGCGTAGTAGCCGGTCGGCCGGCNCATTGGCAGGCCAGTAGAAGCCATTGTCGACATGCCACCAGTCGATGCCAGCGCGGACGGCCGGCGGCACGATCGTTTCGGACAGCCAGCGCTGCCCCCAGACGACGAACGGCTCTCCGACCGGCGGCGCGCCGAGGATCAGCTTGCCGCGGCCGCCGGAACCCTGCTCGAGCGCCGCCATGATGCGGCGCGTCTTCATCTCCCGTTCCCGGGTGACGCAGAGGAAGATCATTTCCAGACCAGCAGGAAATCGCCGCCGATCTCCCAGACCACCTCGGCGCCCCATGACCGCAGCAATTCGACCGCGTCGGTCGCGCCGCGGCCGTAGCGCTCGGCGCTGCCGTTCGGCTTCTGCTCGACGATGACGGCGGGCTTCTCGCGCTTCAGCGTCTTTTCGCCGCCTGATATGACCGGCACCTCGAATCCCTCGACATCGATCTTGATCAGGTCGATGCCCTTCAGGCGGAAACTGTCGAGCGTGAGAGCCGTGACAGGCTCGCCGGATTCCGCAACCGCGGCATTGCCGCTGTTGATGATGTCCGCCGCAAAACGCAGTTCGCCGGCCTTGTCGGCGAGCGCCACCGGATGCAGCGCGACACGTGGATCCTGAATGTTGCGCTCGAAACAGGCGACATGCGCGGCGAGCGGTTCGAAGGCCGTCACCTTTTCGAAGGCGAGCGCCATGACCCGCGACCAGAGCCCGACATGCGCGCCGACATCGACGGCATGGCCGCGGCCGCGAACATGCGGCAGGGCCGCCTGGAACTTGCGAAACTGATAGGTGCCGCGGCCGTCGATCAGCGGATTGCGCGCCAGCTGCGCCGCGAAATGGGTGTCGCTGTCCGGAAACCAGATGCCACGGATCTGTTTCATTGCCAGTAGCCCTCTTGCCGCGGCACTTTGAGGTCGCGCGCCGGCGAGCGCCCTTCACGTTTGCGGTTGCCCTTCAGGTGATCGAACCATTGCCCGAGCGGCCCGTTGACCAGCGGATGGCTGGCCGTACGGCCTTCGCCGGAAAGAGATTTCGCCGCCGCCCTTTCGATCTCGACCACCACCTGCAGCACGTGGCTGTCGTGGTATTCGTTGAGCCCATAGAGCGCATCGCTGGAATACATCCGATCGAAAGCCGAGATATACTCGAGGTGTTTTTCGTGCCGGAGGTTGAGCATGTAGAAGCCGCATTCCGGATACATCGACGCCCGGTCGAGCCACGAAATCCATTCGTCTCCATCAGGCGCCAGCCCCTCGAGGTCGGCGATCGTCACCGGCGCATGCGTGAAGATGTCGCCGTCCAGCCAGATCAGCACGTCGGCATCGACCGTGCGGGCCGCGTGGCAGACCGCCGCGACCTTATGGCTGAAGCGCACCGCATCCCAGCGGAAGTCGCGGAACGGCCGGTTCCGGTTGCGCGCCTTGAACGCATCGAGCCATGGCGACGCCGAGGCGAGATGGACGATCTCGCAGGTCTCGTCAGCCAGCCGCGACAGCGACGCCGGCAGCGGGCGGCAATGGGCGAGCAAGTCGTCTGCATCCCAGCCTTCGCTATAGAGCCGCATCGATACATCGCGCGGCCAGGCCTGACAGAAGCTTTCAACCATCCGCCGGCCATAGAGATCGAGGCCGGCGCGATTGAAGGTGCTGATCGCCGCAAACGTCGTCATGCCGCCCACCTCGACAGTTCGGCCCGCCATTCGTCGGCATATTCGCAGTCCTCATAGCCCGGCATCGACGGCACGCCATCGGTGAAATGCACGATGTCGGGCGTGATCTCGGGGCTGGTATGACCGACGAGATAGTTCCAGCTCTGGTCGAGCGCGCCGATCTCATGATCCTTCAGCCAGCAGAAGCCGTGCAGGTCGCGGCCGGGAACCGAATTGACGAGTTCGACCGTCAGGGCCTTGTTGGATGGATGGCCGCAGTTGAACACCATCATGCTCGACCAGTTCTTCCTGGCGTAGCGGGTCTGCACCTGGCCGTCCATTTTCGTCTCGGCCGCCGGCTGGTGATAGTGCTTGACGACCATCACCGCCTTCGACGGGTCGCACTGCTTGAACAGGCGCACCAGGTTCGTGCGCACCAGCATGTCGCAATCCATGAAGATCGCCCAGCCGTCGTAATCGTTGAGATAGGGGACGAGGAAGCGCGAGCAGGCAAACTCGGTCGCCATCGGCGCATCCGATATGTCGTCCCAGAGCCGCCCGTCGCGGCGCGAGGTCGGGCGCGTATAGAGCCCCCTCGCCTTCAGCTCGGAAAGCACGAGACCGCTCGTCGGAATGGGCAGCGTCAGCTGGCGCCGCGTCGAGCGCCTGGCGACGGCGAAGGCATTCGCTTCGCGCGGGTCGAAGCCGATATGGATGGACTGCTTCATAGACACTCCGAAAACGGACGCCTGGGCCATACGTCGATGGCGCTGTCAGGATTGGCATTGACGATCTCGACGCCGAGGCGTTCGGCACTCGGGGCGATCTGTCGGTATTCCGCGGCCTGCTCGTCGAAGCATCCGGCCTTGAGCGGCCAGGGCCATGGCCGGCCGTGGCAGTGGCGCGCGCCCTCGGGCGCAACCTTGCCGTCGACGCCGAGCAGCACGATGCGACTTGCGCCGAAATGCACCGCGAGATTGATCGCGCCCGTCGTGCTGGTGCGCCGAAGCGCGACCGTATCCGGCCTTTCGGAAAGATCGCCGGGCTCGACCTTGTGCACGAGCTTGACGCGCGGGTCGGAAATCTCATTCGCCGAGGAAACGATCAGCCCGTCGAAGGCCTTCGGCCGCAGCGCCGGATCCTTCCACCAGCGGCCATCGGCGAAGAACAGCACATCGGCGGCGGGATAGGTGAGCCACGACGATTTCACCGCAATGACCCGCCGCCCCGCAAGGAGCGACAGGTCGAGGCCGTTGACGGATGGGCCGCTGGCGAGAACGAAAACCGTCTCGCGCTCCCAGATCCGCGGCGCCGTCCAGAAGCCGGTCATTCGCTTTAGCTTGCCTTACCGCGCTGCAACGAATCCGGCTTGGTGCACAGGCAGATGGCGTTCATCTGCATTTCGATCATGCGCGCCTTGCCGTTCGGCGTCGGGTACTGCTTCGCGTAGCGCGGCAGACCGATCGTATTGACCGTTTCCTCGTAATCGGCCGGCCCGAAGCGGGTAATGAAGAGCTCCGGCACGCCGGCTGCGACGAACTTTACCTCGGTCGGCGCGACCAGGGCATTGCCGCCGTTTGCGGTTTTCGCCTTCGGCCTGGTGTGGTACCGCAGCCAGGAGACGCCGCCGAACTCGAACGGCAGGCGCGGATCGCCGCGAAGGGCGACCGATGCCTGCCAGTTCTTGTAGGTTTCAGCAACTTTCGGATGGGTCCAGAGGCTCTGCATGAACGTGTCGCCGGCGATACCCCAGACCCGGCTCGGACTGCCGCGGCCCTCCAGCGCATCCTCGACCGCATCGAGTACCGTCTGGCACTTGCCAAGCACGTCGGTCGTGTCGGAATTCAGCTGGAAATTGACCTCTGCCGGCTGCGCGATGCCGAACTTGGTGAAGGTGTTCAAGATCGTGCCGCCCGCCTTGTTCAGCACGATGCCCTTGATTGCCCCAACCCGAAGCGCTTCCAGCTGGAAATCGAAGTGACGGGCATGGCGCGCCATCTTCTTGTTGACGCGACCGATGACGGTTTCGAATTGGTTCTCGGTTCCGAATTCACGCTTGCCCTGGACCTCTTCGGCAATCACCGAATCGTCGCGCTGAAAATGCGGGATACGGATGTCGACCAGGTCGCGGTCTTCACCACCGACCGTCTCGCCGACGCCGCCATAAGGAGTTTCCGCAACAAGCGAAAGGCCGTCCGTTTCCTTCTCGATCGACACGATGCGGGTATCGACCCCTTCCTCCTCGAAAATGCCGAGATCGCCGAACAGTGTCGGCACTTCCGGAAGCTCATTGAACGATGCCGTCAGTCGCTGCAGCGAGAAGGCATCGTCGTCGAAGATATTCAACATGGTCAGGTTTACCTCTGAAATGGCGCCGCCACGCGACGGGCCGAAAAGCCGCTGCCCACGCGGCTGGAAAGGGCTCTATGGCCGGCGCGACGGGCGCGTCAGCGGACCTTAATGCCAAGCGCGAGCAGGCTTTCCTTCGACGCCGCCTTCTCACCGCCGGCGGTGGTTTCGGTTGGATAGGTCAGAAATGCATCCTTGACCTCGGCATCCTTGTCGAGGATCGATACGCTGACATCGCCGCCCGTCGCATCGGTTGTGCGGCAGAGGATGCCCGCAATCGGCGTGACAAGATCGCCGGCAGTATTGAGGCTGCCAGTGGCAGCGATCAGCTTGCCGGTTCCGTCATCCTTCAGCAGGGTGCCGGCCTTCAGGTTTTCGCCGCTTTTCAACGTGGCATTGCTGCGCGACAGCTGGCCATTTGCTTCGGAGAGGATGAACTCCTCATCGCGCTCGCCCATGGTGAGAGTGGTCATGATCTGGTTCCTTTCGGGGAGAACAGTTTCAGGGTTTCTGGGTGATCCGCCGCCTTCAGGCGCCGAGCCGTTCAGCGCGCGCCTTCGCGCGATTGGCGTAGATCGCCGCCGCCGTCGGGATCGGCTTGCTGTCGGCGGTCCGACCTGAGTGCCCAGGCTTCGTCACGTTCTGTTCGGAGGCAGTTGCGCGTTCGGTCTGCAGCACGGCAACGACCTCGGACAGCGACTTGCCATCCGCGATGAAGCCGGCAGCCCTGTCGATCTTGCCGACCATCTTGCAGGCCGCCATGATGTCCGCCGAGCGCTTGCGCTCCGCAGCCTCGGCCTCGGCGGCCGTTCGCGTGTCCGTAGAACCTGGCGCCGGCTGGTTGCCGCCAGGCGACAGGGCCGCGATCTCGGCATCGATCTCGCCGTCAAGCTTCAGGATTTCGCCCTTGATTGTCGCCAGGCGCTGTTCCTGCACATCCGTCAGTTCACCGCCGGTCTGACTTTCAGCCGCCGCGAAAATGCCATCGGCTTCATCCTTGAAGGCCTTATGCTTCGCGCGGAGATCGGCAAGTTTATGTGCCATATCGGTCTCCTTTCGAGACTAGTCGCCGGATACAATGGGAACAGGCTACATCCCCGCGTCCGGCGCGACGGGTAGCCCGAATGAAATGGAATTCCTCAGAGGATGCGTTGGCGCTCCATCGCTGCCCGCGCGCTCTGGCGGGCGCCGCCGCCGATGAGGCGCGTGATCGTCTCGTCGAGCGTCGCCACCCGGTCGGCCATGCCGAGGCGGACCGCCTCTTTCGCGCCGTAGACGCGGCCGCCCCCGAAATGCTTGTCGCTCTTCTCGGGGTCGGCGCGCACCACGGCTTCGGAGACCTTCCTCCCCTTGGCGACGTCGGCGACGAAGAGATCGTAGCCCGAGCGCACCCGCGCCTGCAGCGCCTTGCCGGCCTCCTGCGACATCGGTTCGAACGGGTTGACTTCCGTCTTTCGCGGCCCTTCGGCAAAGAACTGCATGCGGATGCCCTCGGCGGCGAGTCGCTCCGAAATGTCCTGGTGTACGACATAGACGCCGATCGAGCCGACCTCTCCCGACGGCGTGACGACGAGCTCGTCTGCCGCAGAAGCAATCCAGTAGGCTGCAGAGGCGGCGAGCGTGTTCGCCACCGCGACGATCGGCCGATCAGGGCGGCGAGCCTTGCGGATCATCGCCGCCGTCTCCGGAACCAGATCCATCCATCCGCCAGGAGAATCGATGTTGAGCACCATGCCGGCAAGCGTCTGGTCTGCCGCGGACTCGGTGAACGCTTTCTGAAACGGCACGAGTAGAGCAGCTTGCTGCGACACGTCCTCGAGGGCCTCGGCGCGCGGCATGATCGGACCGAAGAGATTGAACACGGCTACGGTGCCCTTCGTGGTGCGGACCTGCTCACGCACCGCTGCGCCGTTCCGCCGGTACGGTTCGGCGCGCGGGCCGCTGGCGGCGCGCAGTTCCAGCATGGCAACGATCTGCTCGGCCTTGCGCGGGTCCATGAACCAGGGCTGCGCCGCAAAGGCGCGCAGCACGCGCCGAATCTCATGCGCCATCGGTCTTGTCTCCGGTTGGTTCGGGTTTGTCGTCTTCTTCCTTCGCGGCCGCGGCAGGCGGCGACGCTTTCGTCGGCGCGAAACTCAGGCCCAGCTTCTTCTCGCGCGCCCTGTCGGCGGCGATGCGCTGATCGGTTTCCTCCGGATCGTAGCCTTCCGCCTCGATCACGTCGGACCGCGCCTTGAAGCCGGCGTCGACGGCCAACTTTTCGGCCTGGCGATCCTTGAGCGGATCGACCCAATCCCAGCGCGGCGCGATCCATTTTGCCCGACGATAGCCCTGCGGTGCAGCCAGATATTGCGCCGGATTGACCGGCAGGCGACCGGCAAGAACCGCGTCATCCATGAAGCGGCGCCAGACCGGACGGCAGAACTGAAACACCATGACGGCGTGTTGCATCGCCTCGATGCGCCGGCGGAATTCGACGAGACCGGCGCGGATCGAGCCGTAATTCGCCTGGCGAAGGTCGCCGGTCATCGCCGCATAGGGCACGCCGAAACCGGCTGCCATCCGCAGCAGGTTGCGATACTGGAACGCCTCGTAATTGCCTCCGACATCGGCCGGCTCGGCAAAGGTGACATCCTGCCCGGGGTCGAGGTCGAGCATGGCGCCCGGTTCCAGCGCGATCGCCGAATCCTTGCCGGCAGCCTCGGCGGCCTCGATCCCTTCCGCCAGCGGATGCGGCGCCGCATCGTCGCCGAGTTCGGTGGTGATGAAGCCGCCAAAGAGCGCGGCGACACGCTTGCGCTCCAGCTCCGCATCGTCATAACAATCGAGCACCGCCGCGGTGACGATCCCCGAAAGTGTGTGCGGGATGCCGCGGATCTGGCCGGCAAAGCCGGTCGGGTCGAAAAGATGCAGGACCTCTTCGGCCGGCACGCGCACCTGCTCGCCGGCGAAACCGCTGCGGAAATTGACCTGGTCGGCGCCGGGATGCTGGCGCAGGAACCAATAGGCAACGCGCTTGCCGATCGCGTTGAACTCGACGCCCATCTGCACATAGTTGCCACCGGCAAGCATGCGATTGTCGTCGAGCGGCAGCATCTCGGATGGCAGCAGCTGCAGCTGCAGCGGCACGGTCAAGCCGTCTTCCGGACGCCGAGCGCGCAGCTGGACGAAGCATTCGCCGGCATCGAACATCTCGGAGGCGATCGTCGCCTGCATGCCGTAGAGATCGGTCAGCCCATCGGCGTCCGCCTCGTCGGTAAAGTCGAGCCAGACCGTCTGCAGCTTCGCCTTGAAGTCGGCGTCCGCGAGCGACGATGGCTTGATCCCAGTACCGGCCAGCGCAGAGACGAAGACCTTCTTCGCACTCATCGCATAGGGATTGTTCTGGCTGAGATAGCGGGAGCGGGCAACGATCGTCCGCCCATAGGAGCGGATCTGCCGGTTGATCTCCTGCGTCGTCGTGGTGAAGCCCTTCAGCCGACGCGACGAGCGGCCGGCATCGAAGGGCTGAAACCGCACGGGAGGCGACGCATCCATTGCCGTCGATGCCTTCCACTCCTGCCGGCCGGCAGCGACACGGATACGCGGCTTGGCGTCTGCCATCCTCAGAGACCTTTCCCGGATTGATAGGCGTAGCGGACCCGCTTCTTTTGCGTGCCCTGCAGCGCGGCGATCTGCGCATCGAGATTGGCGACGATCCGGTTCATCTCGGAGAGCGAGCGGAACGTCGTCTGCTCATCGCCGTGCTTGATCGTCAACACGCCGGAATCCCGCGCCTTGACGATCGCGACCCGCCGCGCGCTCAAGCTTTCAACGGTGTCAGCCATGGATATCGCCCTCGCAAAATCCCTCGATGAGCCGTGACCCGACGAGTTTGAGCTCTCCATTTCCGTCCATCACCCAGAAATTAATCCGGACAGGCGGGCGGCATTTCGGAGCAACGGGTATTTGCCTTTCGGCCGTCGGTACCGGACGCTCCGGCTTCGCCTGTTCCTGCTTGGCGAGGGCGTGGGTCGAAAGGAGCCCGAGCATGATGGTCAGCCACAGCGCCTTGCAAACGATGTGCAGAGCCTGATCCTGGGCGAACGTCGTCCGGCCGCGAACCTTCAGTTCGTCGATGATGGTGTGCGCCACCAACTCGGCCAGTCCGAGCCACACATTGGCCGTCACCACAGCAACGGCGGCACCCTGAATGCCGGCATGGGCGATGAGGTGATAGACGCGCAGAGGGCCTTTGGCCTTGGCGTCAGACAGGAACTGACCTTGAAGCGGGTAATCGCAAAGCCAGTGCGCGCCGATCAGCATCAGCGCGAGCATCAACACCTGTTCGAACATATGATCACCCCATCCAGGAACTGCGGCGGACGCGCCGCCGAGGAGCAGTCTTTTGCGCCGGCGCGACGACGGCGACAGGCGCCGGCGCTGGAGCATCTTCGTCACCATCGGCAACGACCGCGACCGCGCCGATCTTCACCGCCCAGGTGTTCTTCTCGAGCGGCGCGGCCCACATCGGCGGGCGCTTCCAGTCGATCCGCTCGGCCTTGAGCACGATCGCCAGCGACTTGCCGTAGACGGCGAGGTCGAGGGACTCGTTACGCAGCCCGCTCTTGCGTTCACGCCAGCCTTCGTCGGTCCGCACCTCGGCGCAGAATTCCTCGAAGGCCGAGGCCGGAAGCGCTTCCGGCAGGTGATACTTGCCCGGGCCGGCTTCCTTGCGGGTGAGCGACATGATCACCTCGTCCTTCAGCGGATCCGTTCCGGTCTCGATGACCATCAGGTCGGACTTGCGCCGCTTCTTCGTGCCCTGCACCTTTTCCGGCGTCTTGTAGACGGCGCGCTCGCGCTCCGGTCCGCCGCGACCTCGCTGGATGTAGCAGCGGCCGGCATTGCCCTTCTTCCGGTGATGACGCCACCAGTGATAGGCGTGGTCGGTGGTGCCCTTGGCGCCGTGCAGGTCGACGACGATCGCCCGCGGCAGCAGCGCGAAACCGGATCCGGCGACGGGATAGGCCTTTTCGAGCAACGCCGAGAGCGCCGCCCAGTCCTCGTAGTAGCGCGGCGGGTCGATCGACCGCTCGCCGGCGCCAGGCGCCCCAGCCGGCGCGTCGTGGATGTCGAAGCGGTCGATCAGCCAGCGTTCCAGTCCCGGCCCCCATGCGTCCGCCTGGACGACGAAACGGTTCGGCTGGACGTCAATCTGATAGGTGACGAAGCGCGTCGCCGCCGGCGCCACCTTCATCGGATAGGGCTCGGCGAGCGCCTTCAGCGTCTCGGCCGACAGCGCATCGCCGACGGTCCGCACCTGCGGCAGATAAGGCCGGCCCTGATCCTGAAAGACGGTCGTCTTCAGATCCTTGTCGCTGCCGGTCTCGTCGAAGGTGCGGCGCGACTGCTCGGCAACCCTGATCAGTTCCTGCCAGGTCTGCAATGCGGCGGCCGGCCCCTCCATCCAGTAGGAGACGATATCGGTGTCGCGCACGTCGGGATCGTCGATCGGCACTGCGCTCTGCCCGTCGGGCGTTTCGTGCAGCCAGAAGCCGGTCCGGTTCAGTTCGGCCTTTCGGTCCGGCCCGATGCAGCAGCCGTTCGGACAGACCATCTCGACGGTGCGGGAGGATTCGCCCGGCGTCGACCTGCGCTCATAGTGCAGCCGTTCGAACAGCGGCCGGAACGGATCGCCGCAATGCGGACAGGTCCAGTACCAGGAGCCGCGCGTGCCGGCGTTGAAGATCGGCAGGATGCCGCCATCGCAGGGCGGTGCCTCGTGCACCGTCGAAGGCTTCCAGTCGTCGACCGTCACGACATAGCCCGGCGAGGACTCGGCAATCACCTTGCCCTGGCTGCCGGCATGCTGGATGCGCTTCAGCGCCAGGATGAAGGCCGAGCCTTCGCCGCCGATATCGTCCGTCATGCGGTCGAGGTCGGTCAGCAGAACGTCGAAATATTCGTTCTGCGAGAAGTAACCGATCACCGGCCAGCGGATCTGCAGGTTCATGTTCCCCGCAAAGCGCTTCTCATGGATGTTGTCGGCGCCGCGGCCGGCGAGCTGCGCGGCGGCAAGCTGCCGGTTCTCCCGGATCATCGGCGCCAGCTTGCGCTCGGAAAACTGCTTCGCCGTATCCTGCGTCGAGCAGACCACCAGCATGTCGCGCGGATTGCACTCGATGCGCTGCCCGATCGTGTTGAGGATCAGGCTTTCCGACTTGACCGTGCGCGCCGGGCCGCAGAAGCCGACCGCCCGGTAACGCCTTGAGGTCGCCATCTTCGACGGCTCGACCATGTAGGGCGCGAAGTCGTTGCGCCAGTTGATCAGGCCGGCCGCGGTCGACACCTTGCGGCTTGCCGCCCAGGTCGGCACGTCGATGCGCCGCGCCGGCGCCAGCACCGACAGCGCCGGCCCGGCGGCATGGTCCCATGGATCGGCGAAAGCCGGTGGCGGGACAGGCGGAAGGAACCGCTCCCACGGACGGGCGACAGAAGCGCTCGACATCAGCTATCGAAGAGGTCGCGCCGCTCGCCGGCACCTTCGCGCACCGGCCGCTCGCGCCAGAAACGGTCGATCGCGCCACGGACGTCGGAGACGATATCGTCACAGGCGTCGATCAGCTCCTGCACCAGCTTCGGCTCGAGCGCGTTGCGCCGTTCGATGTGGTCGGGCGCGGCGTTCATCCGGTCGCGGATGATGCCGTAGACCAGTTCCATCATCTCGTGCACGTCGTCGCGCCGCATCAGCTGGTTGCGCTCGCGCTGGAAACGCTCCTGCTCGATCTGCGCCGCCATGATCTCGCGGCGCGTCTTCGGATCAAGCGCCTCGATCGTGTCGCCGGCAGCGCCGCCGACCAGCGCCAGCCGCATCGCCGCCTGGGCGCGCTTCACCTGCGCCGACCGCAGATCCTCGTCCGCCTTCTGCGCCTGCCGCCAGGCAAAGCACGCCGACAGCTGCAGCTCGTAGGCTTTGCCGGGCCCACCCTCCTGCAGCATCGGCATGCCCTTCGACAGCCAGGCTGTGACCGTGTTGAGAGATACCTGGAACGTTTCGGCCAGCTCCTCGCGCGACATGACGCAGTCCTCCGCCCCTTCGGGCAAGGGATAGCGTTCGCACAGCGCTTGGATTTCGCTTTCGGTCAGATCGCTCATAACAACAAGAAGTAGGAGATCACACACCCATTACGCGGCGCTCACAGCCCAAAATCCCGCGCTGCCGCCTTACCCGCTTTACGTCGTCGGCCAGGGAGGACCCGCGGCGATGGCAGGGGCGAAGGCGTTCCGTCGCCAGGGATGGCGATGGCGGTCGGCGGAGATTTCGGAAAGCTTACGCACTGGCCTTGAATCGGCGCCTCGTCGTCGAGGCCATCAAGGCGGGGTCTGCCCGGCTACCGACCTGAGAGTTTCCTCTCTTTGCCTCGCGTCCTGCCGAGGCATTCAGGGCTCCAGGCCCAAGGGTACACTGAGATCGCAGATCATCCCGTGGGGCGATTTGTAGTCATATCGCTTCGAGATTCGCAAGAGGGACGTTCGCGTGTCCTTCCATGCCATTGCACTTGTAACGGACCCTGCAGCGGCGCCCCTTGCCCTTGCCGCCCGATAGCACCGTGGCGATGAAACCGGCGAGCGGGCCGAGCCTGATGCGTACCTTGTCGTTGACCTTGATGCCGGCGTTCTTTGCCTCCTGTTCCAACCGCAAGCGCTCGCGCTCCTCTTCCTTCATCTGCATCATGGCATTGAACTGATTGATGGATTCATCCGGCACGCGATAGGGCTTCTCCCAACCACCGACGATGCCAGTCACGTGCGCCAGACCCAGCAGACCACGGAAGGCAGCGGCCGATGGAACACAGCGGACAAGCACGAAACCGGGAAGCCAAGGCTTGCCTGGCACCGTCCATTTGCGGCCACGCCGCACGAGGATCTGCTCCTCTTCCCGCAACACCAACCCCTCGATATCCTCCTCACCGAGGAGTTTATCCACAGTGGCCTCGCGTCCGCCCGTGACCTGAAGCAGGAACCACGCCGCAAGGTTTGGGTTCTCGTCAGTGATTCGCCTGCCTGCCATGGCGATTTCGCTGATCTTGATGCGCCGTTCGTTGATCGCCTTGTCCTGCTTGAAGTTGGCATAGGCACGAATGACGATCGGGCCGCCAGAAATGCCGTTCCGCCTATGCTGCATCGTCATCGCCCCGCTCCACGCGCAGTGCCGCCCGTGCGGCTATCTCGAATTCTCGTAAGCCTTCCGGGCCGCCCTTGGGGAAATAGACCACACGCATGCCGCCCGGATCCGGCACGAACGGCCAATTCATCTGCTGGTGATAGGCGCGCCACCGTTCGTAGGTTTCGGAGCCGACCGGCACCGCCTCGCAGAGGTAGGCAAGGATGCAAAATCGGGCATCGGCTGCTCCCCTGCCCCGCTCTTTTGCGAGCTTGTCGAGCGCGTGCGCCTCCGGATAACCGCCGTCACATTCCCGGCGCCGGCCCTCCTGCTCACGATAATTCGGCGGAAATACCAGCTCGTTGCCGTCGACGACGATGCCGCGCGTTTCGAGCCATGACTTCGTCGGCACGTTGCTGCGGCACAGGCGATTGTAGGTTTCGACGGCGAGCTCGAGCAGATTGTCGGGCAGTTCGATATCGATCGGGCCATCGAGCAGGGCCAGAGCCCGCTTGCCCGCCCAGATCGGCCCGAAGGGTGCGACGGGAATGGCCTCCTCCTGCCTGCGTTTTTCCGCTTGGCCCCTCACCACCTGCGGCGCGATCGCATCGACAAGGTCAAACATCCGATCGCGAAGATAGACGCCGAGGGCAGCAGAGCGCGGCTTGCCCTTGTGCTCGCCAGATTGCAGCTTCGGGCAGGCAGCGAGATAGGCGTCACGGCGCTCCTCGGCCCGCAGTCGCTCTTCCGGCGAAAGCTTGACGAACTGCTGGAACGCCCATTCCGGAGCCGAGGACAGTACATCGGGCCACGGGTTGTCGTGCCTGCCGACGATCAGCGCCTGGAACCGCTTCCGCAGTGCTTTCGGATCATCTTCCGAAACCTCGCGCGCGCTCCCTCTCTCTGTTACGGGTTCTATTACAGGTTCCCTTACAGGTTCTATTGAGGACTCAGGAGTCCGGTTCAAAGCGTCATTTGAGTCCGGTTGAAGAGTGCAATCCTGTCCGGTTGATGCCGGGTTTGAGGCGGACAAATTGTCCGGTTCATTTTCGGCCGATTCACTACCTTCGAAGCGGCGGAAGCCGGGCTCAAAAGCGAGGCTGTACCGGTTTGCCTTACGGTTCTTCCCATCGCGTTGCTCGACCCAGTTGACGAGGCCTTTCTCACGTAATGAGGCGAGGCAGCGGCGCACCGAGCGCTCGTCGATCTCGCAGGCGTCGGCGAGATACTCCTGCTTGGGATAGCAGCCGAAGACGGGATTATGGCAGTCCGAGAGGTGCCATAGCACCCTCGCCTCAGCGCAGCTGATGCCACGCTGCTTGCTGGCCCAATTGGTGGCGTCATGGCTCATGTGACACCACCTGCAACTGCACCTTGTGCCGACAGGATTTTACTGCATAAATCCCCCAAAACCTCGCGGAGCCGGTCATGGATCAAGCCACTTATCAGTTCCTTCAGTCTGCGTTCAAAGGTGGGGAGAAGAGAAAGCTCGTCACGCCTGAAGCCAGAGAGCTGGCGTGGCGCTTCCAGCTCAACCAGTGGCTGTTGATCGTCAATCAGGAGATCCAGCTTGCGCGCAAGTATATCGGCGACACCAACCGCGTCGTTGGTGTGTTGATCGATATTAGCTCCCGGCTCGAAGCCGCGTCCAATGCGATCGAGCCCATGATCGCAGAGGCCGTAAATAATATGAGGGAACTGGCAGACGACCTTGAAGCATTCGACGAAGCGCTCGCCGTCGGCGCGTCCGCACAAGAGGGAAAGGGCGCCGTCCGCTTCTTTTGCCAGTTGGCTGGACAGCTGCTGGCCGAACTTCGCTTCGTCCTTCCATTCCACTTGCAACCAAATGATCGCCAAATCGACTACGGGGAGCCAGCCATAGCTGCCGAGTTTCAAAGCTACATTCGGTGGCAGGAACACGAGATCGATTCCTTCGTGGAAGAGGAGACGAGCCGGAAAAGATCCGCCGATTTGCAAAGGATCGAGCGACGCATGATACTGGTCCAGCAAGACGCTGGAAAAGCATCGTCGGATCTTGCGGCGGTCAGGGAGGAGGTCAGCCGGCTTCAGACAGAGCATCAGGTGCTCCTCCAGGAGGCGCTGTTGACGCAACATAGTTTCGCTAGCGTGAAAGAGCGTATCGAGTTGGCCGAATTCGAGATGCGCGAGCAGCTCGGCATGCGGGAGACGCGACGCCTCTGGGGGCGTCGTGCCGTCAGGGCGGGCATCGGATACTATAGTTCGCTCTTCGTGCTCCTCGCCGTCCTGACCGGCGCTCCCGTGGCGGCCTATCTCTACCGCGGAGAAGTCCTCTCTCTTCTCTCCGAAATCGAACGAAATGTCATCAACGTTCAGAGCGTTCCGCAGGGGGGTGTCGCCGCCACACTGATCGCCTTCGGTCGGCTGCTGTTGATTGGAGTGCCGATCGGCTTCGTCGTCTGGGCTATTAAACTGATCGTTCGCTACAACAACCGCTCGCTCCTTCTGATGGACGACGCTTCTCAGCGGATCACGATGCTCAACACCTACCTCTTCCTGATCAAGCAGGGCGCCGCGACGCTGCAGGATCGCGGCGCCCTGCTGGAGGCGATGTTCCGTCGGGCTCCCGGCCACGGGCCGGAGACGATCGATCCGCTGAGCATGACCGACATCATGAAATATGGACAAGATCTTCCCAAGGTTGGCGGATGACGTGAGCGCACGGGTGGCCGCGCCTCGGGAAAAACCGCCCGCCTTGCGGCCATCGGCAAGCGCCTGGTGATCGGGCTTGAGGCGGCCTAGTCGTCGGACGATGGTCCCGGTGCGCACGCATGCCGCATTCCGTGCTAAGTTGCTCATAGTCTGCCCCTCGTATTTCAGTCAGTTCGAACCTGACGGCGATAGAGATGCCGCCGTCATGAATTGCCGGAAACGCTCCTCGACGCGCCGCTGCGCCTCGGCTTCGGTTCCGCTTGTGCCTTCGGCCTTCGTCCCGCTCGCCGTCAGCCAGATCCGCCAGCGCCACAGCCTGCCGCCCGCCTTCGGCGGATAGACCGCCCCGACGTCCACGGCGCCGCACTTGGCGAGCCGCCGGTAGATATCGTCGCGCCAGGTCAGCGGATCTTTCATTCCGCCTCCGCGGCCCGCGCCGCTTCCCTCATTGCCCCGGCCGCCATGTGCACGGGCATGACCACCGTCGGCGGAAAGCCGCCGTCCGGCAGTCGTGTTGCGTTGGAATAGGCAAGCAGCGCGTCGAGGTAATCGACGCCGGCGGCAAAGCCGTGCCGCTGCAGAATGGCGCGGATCGTCGCCTGCTCGCGATGGATGATCGAAAGCGGGCAGCGCAGCAGCCACGATGCCCAGTCGGGCGGACCGGCACCAAGCGAGCCTTCGATGATCGGCAGGACATCGCTCATTGGCTCACCATCGCCCATACCAGCCAGATGCAGAGTGAGGCGAGCGCCGCCGCCGCCACGATCAGCGTGTTGAATATCCGGTTCGCCGTCCGCACATAGTCCGGCACCCTCACCCTGACCGTGCCCGCCGCAAAGGCGAAGACGATGACCGTGACAGTGAGCGGCACGATCCAGTTGCCCAGTTCGACAATCATGCCGCGCCCCTCGTTTCACGGTGGACACTTGCTGTAACAGCTTGATTTCGCTTGTCCCGGAAGGTGAGGTAGAGCGTCGGCTGGCGCTTCATCGCCGCACACAACGCTAGCATGCTGGCCGCCGAAAGAACCGTTTCGCTGCAGGCCCGCGAGATCATCGCCGGGTTGAGGCCGGCATAGATCTGCGGCGCGCTGCGCGTCGTCAGTCGGTTGTCATCGAGCCACTGGCGGACATCGCGGGCAAGGCGGGCGCGGTCGATCTCAGGCTGCATCGCCGCCCTCCTGTCCGCCGTCATCCGTCAGGAGAACGCCGAGGCTCGCCGGGTCGATCCAGAGCGCCGCCCAGATCTTCGCCCGGGCCACGCCGCCCTTCAGCCGGCCGTTACAGGCGAGCTCGAACTCGTCCCGCGTCAGGCCAGAGCGCTTGCGCAGATCGGCCAGCGCCGCCTTCTCGCCGCTGCGCGGCTGCGACGGGAAGTCGAGACGCACCATCATTGCGACGCGAAGGGCGAGGAACTTCTTGAGCATGGAAGGGGAGAAATCAGGCGTTGCCATGTGCCCCCCAAATCGGTGGCAGCACGACACCCGTCTCGGCGTTGATGCGCAGCAGGTGCAGCGGGCATGTGATCACGCCGTCGACCGGCGCATGATCGGCGAGCGACACGGCGCGATGCGGGCAGATCCATCCACGGGAATCCCGCTTCGCCTGCTTGCCGGTCCATTCGTCGAAATGGCATTGCCAATTGGGATGGCGCGCCGCCCTCTCTCCGACCTCCGCCAGATCCGGATTGGCAAGTCGGCGGCAGATACGGCGACGCCAGACCGGCTTCGGCAAACCGCCTGCGTTGATCGCCGCGGAGGTCATGATCGGCGCGGCCGACACTCGGAGCCAGAAGCCGGCCCCGGCACCCTCGGCCACGAAGCGTGGATCGATATGGTAATGGTCATATCCGAAGTCCAGGCAATGCCGGTCATTGTGCTGCGGCCCGATCACCGGCCACACCTTCTCGTCGCCGCACCATGACGCGGTCACCGTCGGCACCAGATAATACCGGCCGACCTCGACATGCTGCGTCAGTTCGTCGAGCCGCTTCATCACCCAAACACCTCCGCCAATGGCTCGCCCGCCTTCAGGCGCTTCACCGCTTCGACGGCGCCGACGGTGGCGATCAGGTTGAGGCCCTTGCCGGTCGGCAGCCACTGCCCCTCGCCCGTTGGCTCGATCAGGCCATTGGCGGCCATGGCGTCGATCAGGCGGCCGGCCACGCTGGGACGCAGGCCGACACCGCGGCGGAACGACTTCTCGTCGAAGGGCTCAAGGTGCTTCATCCACGTCACGGCCCGGACGAATTCCTCCTCAACCCGCTCGTCGAGCGTCTTGCGCGGCGTGTCACGGCGGAACTCGTCGAAGTTGATGTCGCCGATATTGCCGCCGGCGCCCGGCTGCAGCGCTTGCGCCTCCTCGAATTCCTTCCAGTCGACGCGCCGGATGACCGTCGTTGCGCCATAGCTGCCATCCTCCTGGCGCTCCCAGACGAACCACGCGGTGTTCATGCGGCTCGAGGCCTTCGGCCCCTCGTAACCCTCGCGATGCATCATCGGCAGGCGGCGCTTGAAGACGTAGACGCGGGCCGGCGGGTTCTCGTCCATGACGAAATTGCGCGCCTCGTCGGCGAAGCCGCAGAGGAAGTTGAGATTGAGCAGCAGCGCCATCTTGCGCGGCTTGTGAACGCGCAGTGCATGCGCGACGTAATCGTTGAGCACCTCGCCATAGGGCGGGTTGCTGACGATGTCAGGCCCCTCGCCCTCTTCATCAGGCGCGGTGGCGAGGAAGTCGCCGACCGTCTGCAGCTCGCCATGCCGGGTCACCGTGCCGCGGTCGACGAGATCGGAGATGATCACCTCGTAACCGGCAGCCTCGAGCACGCGCGAAATTGCCCCGAGACCGCAGGAGGACTCCCAGACCGTGCCGGAGAAACTTTCATAGGCGAGCAGCGTGCGCGTCGCCTCGACCGGCGTCTGATAAAAATTGTCGCCGCGGTCTTCCTTGCTGGCCGAGGCCGTGCCGACCGCGGCGCGCAGATTGGCGCGACTCGGCTCGAATCCCTGTGCCAGGCGCGCTTCGATGGCCCGCTCGACCAGCCCCGGCTGCTTCGCCTCGGCGTCGCGCAGCTTGCGGGCTTCGTGAATGTCCTTCCGGCTCAACCCGGCCTCTTCGGCCGAAAAAGCGTTCTCGTCTGGAACGCTTTTCGGCCTGCCCTTCAGCGTATACCCGCTCTGCTTGGCGGCATCCCACTCGTTCGCCACCCCGATCTTGGCGCGCGCCTCGATCAGCAGCGCATCGGCCTGCAGGCGGCGCGCCTTCGCGACCAGATGCTCGGCAGCGTCGAAACGCTTGGCGAAGGCCGCGGCGGCCTTTGCCTCGTCATAGGCAGCCGCGGCAATCATCCGCGCCGCCATCACGTCGCCGTCGTCGAGCAGCTGCCGCGCCCGTTCGACGGTTGCGACGAGGTCGGATGCATCGACGCGGGTAACAGGCAACATTTTCCGAACCGCACCATCGCCGGCCGCCTTCAAGGCGCCGAGCGTCGTGTCGATCGACGGGCCGCCGGAAACCGAAATGCTGATCGGGATGTCGTCGCTCACGGCCGCGCCTCTCCCGACCGCACCACCTCAACCGGATACCAGCGCGAGGCGAGCTTGCGGTCACGCCGCAGCAGCCCGTGGCCGTTCAGCCGCAGGCAGGCGGCACGCTCCCGCGGCGTGCGGTCGTCGACGAAGCCGTCTCGCTCGGCCGCCAGGAGCATGCGGGCCGCCGTGCCGTGGCGGCAGTCGATCTGCGTGCGCGGGTTCATTTAACAGCACCCCGCAGCTTTTCGGTTTCGCGTTCCCGCGACACCTGCTGGCGCGCCCTCAGGATGGCTTTCCAGCGCTCCTCGTCCATCCAGTCGGGCAGGTCGATGACGATTGCCCCCCCCTCGACTTCGCGCCGCTTCGGATCTTCGGCGGTCAGCGCGATCTGCGGCGTCCCCGCCATCTCGGGCAGGCGGAAGATGACGGCATGCTTCATGAAGGTCGGCTTGAAATGGCCGGTGTGGCTGGGCTTGATCATCATCTTGCCCTTGTCGCTGCCCTCACCGATCATGAGGTCGAACTGCTCGAACGTTCTGAAGAGCAGCGTGAACAGCGCCGACGGGATGCTGATCTGCAGGCGGAACGGACCGCCGCGCATCGAGACCGTCGATATCTTGAATGTGCCCGTCTTCGCCTTCGGCGTGGGCACGATCATGCTGAAGCCCATTTTAGTCCCCTCGTCTCGACCCGCCCCCGCGGCGGATCCTGCCCAACTCTCGCGCGGCCCCAGCCGCGGATCAGTTCACCGCCCTGCTGTCCGCTTCGCGGATCACCTTGAGCGCCGCTTGCAGCGCCGCCAGCGCCTGGTCGTCGCTGAGATCAGCCATGGTCGCGACGATCGCCGCGGCGGCCATGATCTCGCCGACGGCGATGGTCTTGTGGTCTGTCAGCACGTCGCAAATGCTGGCGATCACTTCATTCGCGGTGGAAAGCTCCGGCATCATGCCTCCCCCGTCATCTCGGCGAAGAGGCAGGCGAGCACGGTCTGCGCCGCGACGATGCGCTCGCAGACTGCCAGCCGCTCGGCGGCATCGACGTGATCGTTCTCGATCGCCTTGACGACCTCGCGCACGACATCGTCGAGCACGACGTCGAGCCGCAGCACCGCGCTTGCCGTCAGCGCGCCGAAGCTTTTGCGCGGCGTGCTCTTGACCAGCTTGGTCATGGCCTCGAGCAGGAAGGGATGGCCGGTGCGGCGGTCGAGCTCGACGGCAAGGTCCAGCCGGATGAAGCTGTCCTTCCATTCCTCGTTCGGCGAGGCATATTTCGTCAGCGTCGACGAGCCGACGGCGAGCGCCTCGGCTGCCCGGCTCACGCCGCCCATCGCCTCGTAGGCTGCGGCCGTCGCGGCCTTAATGATGCCGCTGTCTTTGTCGGAAATCGAACGCACGACGATACCTCCCGAACGTGTCAAGGAAAAAAAGGAACTCGAATGATTCCGTGAAAACCGCTGGCGGGCGGCTTAAGGTCTGCTCATCGGATCAAGGGGGACCGGATGACAGATACAAAACAAAATGCGGGCGGCGATCGTCGCCGGAAATTGCGCCCCTGCCACCCCGGCCTATCAGGGTTGTCCGCAGCCTGTTGCAACCTGCGGACGGGCGGCCCGGCAATCGTGACGCAACTGCCCGAAGCGTCACGGCCGGGAGGGGAAAGCCGACGTTCCCGCCGCGGTCACGTCGTTCGGCACACCTCTGAAAGAGAAAGGCGCCGGACAGCAAAGGTCCGTCTGTCCGGCGCGAGTTGGCGCGGGGCAAACAACCGCGCTTCTGGGAGAGATTATTCGTCGAGGGGATCGTCACGCGGCCTCCCTCGCCCGTTCCGGCCGGCGCACGTCGCGCGGCCATTCGGTGTCCTCGGGCCAGTTGTCGGAAAACCACTGCATTGCCCGTTCGAAGGTGCCGGTCGTCACGTCCTTCTCGCCGCGCGCAACGCCGTCGAGCGTCGGGCCGCGGTTGAGAACCATCGTCGAAACGCGCTGCCGCCCGAGGCCGCGGGCAAGCCCGAAGCTGTCTGAAACGAGAATGAGTTGTTCGCGGAGCGTCATCATGGAAACGGAACATGCGGAACATTTTCCGCCACGTCAACAGAACTTTTTCCCCCTTTCACAAGTCTCCGCTGCGGATAGAATTCCGCTCATGAGCGAAACCTTGCATGATCGCATCCGCAAGCGATTGAAAGATTTGGACTTAACGCCGGGCGGCGCCTCCCGGAAAGCGGAGCTGTCGAAGGACACGCTGCGCAAGCTGCTGGCCAATCCCGACGCCATGCCCAGCGGAAAAAGCCTGACGGCGCTTGCCGGCGCTCTTGAAGTCAGCGAGCAATGGTTGTTATCTGGCGGCGAAAGCGCCCCCGCTGTGAAGACCGATGTCCGGGCGGCCTCGTCGACGCCGCCGCTGCGCCACGAGATGCCGAACAACGTTCCGGTGAGGGGGACAGCCGCCGGCTCTCACATGCGCGGAGCATTCCAGATGACCGCAGATCCCGTTGATTTCGTAAGGCGACCGCCGGCCCTGGCCAACGTCGTCAATCTCTATTCGCTCTATGTCGAAGGCACGTCGATGGAGCCGCAATATGCCCCCGGCGACCTCGTTTTCGTTCATCCGGATAAGCCGGCGAAGGTCGGCGATGCCGTCGTGATACAATGCCAGGTAGGCGAGGACGGCCCGACCGAGGCGACGATCGGCATCTTGAGCCGCCGCTCGGCCGAGAAGGTGACGATCCGCAAACACAACCCGCCGGCCGAGATCGACCTGCCGCGCGAAACGGTCCGCAGCATCCACAAGGTGCTCACCAATAACGAGATCTACGGCATCTAGCCGACCCCTCCAAAATCCCGAGCGATTCGAAGCCCCGCCACCCCGCGGGGCTTTTTCGTTTCCGCCCGACGGAAATATTTCCGCTTCATACTTGACGGCGGAAATATTTCCGCTTTATGTTTCCGCTCGTCCCGGTGGTCCTCCTCCCTCACCTGGACGCGCGCAGAAGCGCCGCCGGTCCGCACTCTTGCGGCCG